CCTTTATCGTTGAACAGATAGTATTCTTCGATTCCCTTAACTACTTCAGCACCATTCTTTGTCTTTTCCTTGATAAGATTCTTGATCTTACGAATCTTTCTAGGGTCAATAGCACGAAGTTCTACAATACCTTGACCGACATTATTTTCATCAATCATAATATGATAGTACAAACGACCATCAACATACCAAGTTCTGAAGATGTCGTGCCCTCTATCAGAGAACTGTAACTTCTTCAGAACGGTATTAAATTCATCACGAATTTTCTTCTTAGTAGACTCAGATAATTTCAAATCATCTAAAATGATTTCAACTGATTTCTTATCGTCTTCAGAGACAAGCACTTCGTTGACAATATCTTCAACTGCGCTATCGCAATCGGAGTATCGAGAGATTTCACGATAACGACGAATAAGATCATTCTCGTTCTTAATAGTTCCCTCAATGTCAAGAACTTGACCATAATAAGCACCAGCATTAACTGACGATACAATCGTACTGCCGTCGTCTGGCGATGGCGAAACCACAGACTGCACTTCTGCAGTCTGTTTACGCTTAATTTCAATACCGAAGATTTGCATTATCTATAGATCCCTATTATAGAGAGATGTTACCAAGTGGGGTAGAAATACCGAAACCAGAACCAGAGCCTGATGTAACACCAGACGATTCCCAATAGTTATACTGGAATGTTACGTCGAAAGTTTCGATTTGGTTACCTGCTTCGTAGTCAAGTGCAATTGGACCGACTTCGATTGGATAAGCGTCGATGAACTTGTATGACTTAACAACACCACCATTGCGATCAAGTTGGTTGACATTTAGGTCAGCTTGATAGTCAAGTGGGTTTGTAATACCATTAGTAGTAGACAAGTTTTGGATACCGTTGGACCATGTCTCTAGAGCGTTACGAACTGCAAAGTCCACGTCGTTATAGATTGTGATTGTCCAAGGTTGGAATGAGCGCTCGCCAGCAAAATTTACTGGACGACCACGATATTGTACTGCGATGTTTTCAACGGTAGATGCTGGTAGCTGAGCTGCTTTGCACAAGAACATAGTCTTGAGACCAACGATTGCACCGGTGCTAACAAACGATGGGAAACCTAATTCAACTCTGAACTGGTTAGGGCGAGCACCGCCACCAGTCATCATTGCCTTAAATTCGGAAATGTTTGCCATTTAATGTTCTCCTCTTTGGAAATATTTATGTAACAAAAAAAGTAGAGGTTTCCCTCTACTTTCTGTTAGCCGCCGATCTCTTCGAAGCTCACGCCAGTCTTAGTAGCGATGAAGTTCAGAGTGATGAAGTTGATAGAACGATTTGGCTTGATATAGATATCAGCGATAAATTCGTTACGATCAATTACTTCGGCGGTGTTGTTTGTAGTGTCGCACTTGACCTTGAAGTCAAGGATACCACGACGGCCTTGTACATCGCGTAGGTATGGTTCAACCAAGCTACGGAATTGAGCACGAGTAAAGTCGTCGTTAAACTCGAACAACTGATACTTCGAAGCGGTAGACACAGCCTTCTCAAGGACAATAAACAGACGACGTACGTTAATACGATCGAATGCGCTTGCCTTAGTTTGAAGAGTCTTATCACCGTATAGGATAGTACCTTCAGCTGGGAATGTTACGATTGGGTTAACACCATTTGCATACAAGATATCGCGTTGAGCAGCAGTTGGGTTGAAAGCTAGCTTAGTAACGTTCTTGATCTGACCACGGTTGAAACCGCCTGGAGAGAACCAAGGATCAGCGATAGAGTCTGTGTAAGCACATAGACCAGCAACGTCACCTGCCATTGGCATCCAACGGAACTTATCAGAGTACTTATCGTACTGGTATTTCCATCCAGAATCCATTACAGCATATGAAGACGAACCGATTTGGTTACGGTAAGTAACAATGCTTTGTGCAATAGAGTTAGCTGTACCGATGTACAGTGGTGGGCTTACGAATGCAACACAGTCTTTACGCTTCTCAGCAACACCAGTAATGATCGACTTAGCAGTAGATGCTGGCAAGTGACCAAGTGGAATTAGAGAGATGTCATAGCTTGCTGCATCATCATACAGTTGGTATGCACTAATGTAGTTGCCTGCGCTAGCTTCAGTAGTATCAACGCCACCACTTAGTGTGCGGATAACAGCTGTTGTCATATCTTTGAATCTACCAGCGCTGGCGTTAGAACCCCAGTTAGCTTTAGAGTTGCT